TTGTTATTAAAGACTGCTATGTCCCAGTCCATGAGAATGTTCTCAAGATAGGGAATAGCTGTTGTTATGAGATTAACTGCGATCTCTTCTGTTCTCTTCTCATCTTCCACAACAGGGGAGAAGCCAAGATAGGTTGCGAAGATTGCCTGATCTATGTCACGGAAGGTGAGATATGAAGCAACACCTTTACCGAAGGCTGTTCCAAGAACAGTAGCAGGCCAGTCTTGCTTACTCTTGATCCCAGCTAATAGACGATCAAGCTGGAACTTTCTCTCGCATACATTAAGGAGATCAAGAGCTGAGTGAGATAGGCGGTATTTCATTCTTCCCTCGTTGAGAAATCTTCTATCGCTAGAAGTTGCTGGATCTGTTCTTCTACTTCGTTTATCTCTTTCTGTTTCTCAGCACGTATTCCGTCTATCTTCTTCCTTAGACCTGCCACAATCGCAGGACGAAGATCATCATGTGCTGGTATCTTTGTCTTTACAGTCACCTTCTTAATCATAGGATAGCCATGATCTGTCATATCCGATAGAAAGAGATGATAATCTGTTTTCTTATCCCATGTGGAATAGGAAGCACAGAGAAAGAACTCACTTATCAAGGTACTACCTTCTACTTTTGAACTCATTTTATATCCTTTCGTTGTCTGCGTAACTGCGTTATGTGTCTATGTATTGTTTCCGATTGTGTCTAAGATACATCCTACAAGTACAGGTTCTTCTCTTAATATAGCTATCTTCTTAGCTTGTTCAAAAGCTTCATTCTTGGTGCAAGGCGGAAGAAAATATACCACTTCAGCATCTCCGTTAGTAGGCTGAGATATTACAATGTAGTCCATATCATTCCTCGACTACCATTCTTGCTTTCGTGACAAGAGTTACCATCTCACTATCATTGAGGAAATAGCAAGATCCATTTGTGAGATTCACAATGAGAGGTTTATTCTTATTAATGGAATCGCATATCAGAGTTGAATTCAAGAGATAGTGAGTCGGCTTAACTCTCATGTAGTAAGCTGATTCTCCTTTCCTTGTAAAGACATCGAGAGTCTTAGTATCCTTCGCTTGGATCTCTTGATCTTTGAAGGAACCATCTATTACGAGTCTAGAAGTTGTCATCTCAGAAGTCCTCATCTTCAAGAGCTGCTTTAAGTTCCTCAGGAGTCATCTGTTTCTTCTTATCTTTCTTCTCCTTAGCTGGTTTCGAGGATGCCATGATAGCAGTTCCTACTACCTTCCGAAGATTCGCTACCATCATTCCTATATCTTCTGGAAGGAGGAGAGCACAAGCTGCGGGATTATCTAGGAGAGCGCGTTTAAGCTGGCTCATCTCGCTCTTAAGACTCTCTCCAGATAATGAGTCAAGTTGATTTATACGCTGTGTAATATCTGAAGCTGCTTGCTTTATATCTACTTCATTTAGTTCAATCGTCATAGTCAAAATCTCCTGGTTCTACATCTCTTGTTTCACCACATTCAGAACAAAGGAAATAATGTACTTGTTCTGTACCATATTCATGATCAAAAGAATCATCACAGAATTCCCAATTATGATCACATTCTTCCTGTTCTTGCTCTTTATCTTGTTCAGAATTTATCATCTGGGATCTGGATCTTCTTGATCTTAACAACACTCTTTCTTGCGAGAGAGATTGAGAGATCAATCATTCCATCATATTCTTCTGAAAGACGTTCTACAAAAGTGAGGACAGAAGGATCAGGGACAAGACCATCCTCTTTGAATCTAGTAGCCTGCTTGCTCTTAAGATTCTTGATTCCAGTCTTAGTCCTCTCAACTTCTTCTGGAGGGATTGTTATAATAACCTCTCCATTCAAGGTAACTGCTGCGAAGATCTCAGAGAAAGACATCTCATCATCCTCTATATTTTCTTCTATGTTCATTTCTGTAATATCCTTATCAGTTGTCATAAGATAGCCTCCTCTGTGGTTGAGTTGGTATTATGAAGATTATACGCGGAAACTCCGAAATTGTCAATCCAAATTTTTCCGTATAATATCTTAACAGTCTCTTCATAGGCTTTAAAGAGCTGTTTACTATTACATCCTACAACTCTCTCTATTTCATGGGCATCATAGTTATGATATAGTTTAGGAACCATAGTATTTTTACATTCTTCCATCGGAGGAACTTCTATAGGAGATAGAAAGTCAACAAGAAGTTTGAATCCTTCCATGTAGTTTATGTAAAGATCTTTACTATATGCTCTGTCGTATAGAAGAAGGAGAGCATAGAAAGGAAACTTCCTAGTCTCCTCTTCTATCTCTTCCTTAATAGAAGGCTCAAGGGAGTCTGCCTCTTGAACCCCCCTTTGAGCTAACAAGAGTTCTTTAAGACCCATGACGTGGATCATCCAGTCTTTGATCCTCATCTTCTCGGAACTCTTCTCTATTCCTTCTATTCTCTTCCTCGTATTCTTCCCTCCCTTCCTCATCGTATTCCATATCATCATGTATTTCTATGATAGGAAGTGGAGGGAGCTTCCCGTATGAATTCTTAGCCATCTCTTTCTCCTTTCTCTTCTGTTCTATATTCTTGTTCCAATCGGATATATCTTTTGGAATAGTATAATCTGCTGAGAGGATAGCTCCCTTCTTATGTCTTAGTTTTCTCCCATTCTTAGAAGATGAAGGAACAAATGTTATACCTTTTGGCATGATCTAATCCTTATCAAAGAGATGATAACCGATCTCTATCCAAGTCATTATGAACTTAGCAAAGATTCCGATTATGACACAGGGAGAGGTTAGGATAACAAAGATCATCCCTATTCCGAATCTTATTTCCTTTATCATTTTATATCCATCCTCTTAAGAACTCGTTTATCAAGCATATGATCGCAATGATCGTTATGTGGACAATCTACCTCATATATCTCACAACGACCTGAGAGTATCGCATCATTGTTATCCTTCCAGAAGATACAATGAAAGCAAGATACTTCAGGTATTCCTACACATTCTACTTTAGACAAGATATATCTCCCATATCAGTTAGAGTTCCAGAGTTGAAGTATTCTATTTTCTCTTGTATTGTATTCCCTTTGATCCTCTGAGTTCTTATTGCCTTCTCAATCATGAAGTCTTTCGCAATAAGGACGACTTTCTCTTTCGCTCTTGTGACAGCAGTATAGAGAAGCTCTCGGAAAGCCATGATAGAATGATCTTTGTGAAGGATGATATATACCTTCCTCCACTCACAACCCTGTGCTTTATGTACTGTGAGACAGTATCCGAGAGAGAAGGTAGAAGGTGCAAAGTCTCCTACTGTTGAAAGAGATATTTCCTCCTCAGTCTCAAGTTTGATTGTTACAATAGATGAGGCTTGTCTTACTACATCCTCTTTCATATTCTCATCCATGATCTTATCGAGATCAAGAGACTCATATCCTGCAAGCTCAAAATCATCATGCTCATCATCTACACCTGTTGCCTTAGATGCGATGCGTGTACCGAATCTCGTAAGATCTTGTCCTGCAAGCTGGGGTATCTTTCCTTGATACTCATAATTTCTTGAGATTCTTACAATCTCTCCGACCTGCTTGTTATACATTATCTTATCCCCGACTGCAAGATAATGTGTGGACATACCTGCTATGATCTCATGTACTACTGCTTCCCTATCAGCTCCTAGGAATTGTGCTATCCACTTGTTAAGGTTATCTGTTCCTAGATCCTGCTTATTGAATGGGGAGAGTATAATATCTTGAGCGGGATCATACTCTCCTGCCTTATACCATTTCGGAAAGGTTTGTCCTATCATTTGGCTCATCTTAGCCTGAGTATGCTGGACTGTTCCTGTTCTCATGATAACGAAGTCAGGAGCTTCTTTCAGAGATTCACCCTTAAGAATACGATGTGCGTTCTCAAGGATTGTAGAATCTCCTGCTTGTCTATATACTGTCTTAAGTTCTACTACAGGGAGTTGAACAAGAGCATAGTTGAGAATAGAGGCTCCAAAGACAGGGGGAAGTTGGTTTATATCTCCTATGAATATGATTTGTGTTCCTGATCTCATAGCATCATAGAGTTTCTTCCACATATTAGCCACATCTACCATAGAAGATTCTTCGATAACAAGATGAGTTATATCAAGAGGGTTATTCGCTGTTCTTTTAGGAACAAAGCGGAACTTCTCTTTCTCTTCTAGAGGATCCCAATATGTCTCAGGTTGATATTCTAGAAGGTTATGTGCTGTTGTTATGTTATGCTCAAAGACTGCCTCAAGATCAGGATCTTTATGTATTGCTCTTCTAAGATTACCAGATGCTATCCTTGTCATTGCAATGAAGGCAATAGAAGGTGCTGAGACTCGGGTTCCCTGTCCTTGTACGCGAAAGACATGAGTTCCTAGCTTATCTTGTCTCAAGAGTTCGGCTGCTATCTCACGTTGTGCTGTTGTCTTTCCTGTACCTGCTGCTCCTATGATACAGAAGCTCTTACCTGCGAAAGCCATTTCCTTTGCAAGAAGCTGTTCCGCATTAAGCTTTATGTTCATAGAGAACTGTTCGTTCTTCTTAACTTCTTTTATGATCTCAGGAGAATGTGAGAGTATAATATCTTCTGCCTTCTCCTGAGATGTATTTTCCTTAGTTTCGCTCATAAGACCTAGTTTAATTGCAGCATCTATTCCACGCTGTTTAAACAAGAGTTCTTTGAGAGATAATGGCTTTGCCTGTTCTTTTACAATTTCTTGTGGAACTTCTTTATCTTTATCTATCTCAGAAAGAGATTTCCTCATTGCTATAACTTCAGCAAGAGAAGCCTTAGGATTATTTAAGACTCGTTCCATTGTCTGAAGTTTCTTTTGTGCTATCAGTTCGCTTAGTGAAGTCATGATATTATACTCTTTCCTCGTGGGTCATTGTCCGATTATCTACTGAAGGAACATCCTCGAATATCCTTGCTATTGCATAATCCCCGTGTGTTCTCTGTTGGAAGGATACTATGCACTTAACACATTGTTCCTTTTCGAGAAGGTTCCTCAAAGTTGCGTTATAATAGAGGGAATAGATTCTAGAACTCTTGTATTTCTGTGAAGGATATATCACAGTTCCGAGTTCATAATCGTATTTCGTTATATAGACTGCGGCAAGGAAGGCTCTCTTTATATCTGGGAGCTTGTTCCCGAAATCATCTGTTATTGTGAATGATAGATCAGAACGTGTTTGCATTATCATGCTCCTGTTCTTCTTCCATCATTTCCTTAGAGATAATACCCATCTCAGCTCCTATCTCAAGCATCATATGTCTTGTTTGAATTGCTTTCTCCTCTTTCTCATCTTCTAGGAAGGAACAGAATCCAATCGAAGGACAATCTGATATGTCATAGTCGCAATTCTTACAATCCCCATGAAGGAATGTTATCTGATTCCTAAAAGATGTAAAGGATTCTTGTTCTTCTATTTCATCTTCCTCATCATCTTCTATACTCTCTTTAGGAGGAACTCCTATTATCCTCTCTTGTAAGAGTTCTTTCAATGTCTTTTTCTTCTCAGGAAGGGAAGGAATATCAGGGAAGATAGAATCCATCTTCTCATCATCTTCCTGCTTGAATAGTCTTTCAGCAGTCGAGAGATTCTTTTCCACATTCTTTAGAATATCAATCAATGCGATTGATGCGATTGTGTTTATACCCTCAAGTCTTGAGATTACTTTATCTCGTATTGTATAGTGAAGGGTTATAAGGTTATTCTTTTGGCATATTAAGCGAAGGATTGAGAGAAGTTTCGGGCTGAGTTCGCTCTCATTTGCTAAGGTGTTTACTAGATCCTTTGCCTTATTCCTTAGCTCAGATGTTATAGAATCCCTCTTTGTAGCCTTATTGATCTTAGTGTAGGAAAGGACTCTTGATGACTGTTCCGAATATGCTTGATCTGGGGAAAGAGTCTGTTTACAGGTAAGAGTATAGTTCCTTACAACATCAAGAATCGAGGAATCTCTTATCTGTTCGCTATCTAATGAGATTCGTGGAAGCATATACGATTCTTTCATTGTTATATCTGAGAAGAATCGTATAGCGGATATTAGATGATATGGAGGAACAGGTATAAGAATCTCATTCCTTTGAATCCCTGTTAGATGATCTTCTATGAGATGGAAATGATTCCATACTGAGAGAAGAACTCCTGATAGGATAGTAGGCGGTATCTTGTTCTGTTCTATGAATTCAAGCTTTGCTATTCCTTGAGCATTCTCAAAGACTGAGAAGGGATTCGGATATTCTAGGATCTTACCGATTGAGATTCTTGGAATATCTATTCTTATTACAATCCCTGTGATAGGGCAAGCTGCAAGAGTCTTTGTTTCCTGATACATCTTTCTGTAGAGATTCATTCTATTTCCTTTCCGAGATTAGCTTTGTGAGCGGGGATATGCTTTCGGAACTATCCAATATGTATCATCTTCCTCTGTTCTCCAATCCTCTTTCAGAAGCTCTTTTGTCATATATGCCATTACATAAGATGAGTCAAGAGCATGAAAGACAGGAACCCATTCATGCGTTGTGTATTTATATCTCCATGATGTAAATTTAAAACCTTCTATTCCTAGAAGATCATCTTGTGAGATATGGGAGTCTTGTATCGGACACATTCTCCCATCTATCTCTACCATGAGACAAGGACTATCAGATAATTCAAGTTTTGTCATTATGGTATTAAGGGTATAGATACCACCTTGAGAGGGTCTCATGATCTTATCCTTTCCTTGCATTTGTGATCTTATTTGAGAGCTGATAGATCAGAGCCATAGAATCCTCATATTTCTTCTTAAGGAAGGCTCTTTCTGTAAGGACTGCTATGAGTTCTTCCTTATATTCCATAGGCCAGAGATATGCTGAATAGATGCAATCTTCTGGTCTATGATGTCCGTCTATCCAAGCTATATCCTTCTGTTTTGAGAGCTTTGTTATTGTTCCCTCATGAGATATGATAGGAGAAGCAAGGTCTGAAGCTAGGATTACAGAGTCACCTAATTTGAATTCCATGATCTACTTTTCTCCGTTTATACAGGTTTGAATCTAGATATATCAGCCAGTTTTATAGATTCTACTGTGCTCATAATTCTAGTTTGCCATTGATAGAAGTCTTTTTGTGTGTTTACTGTCTCTTCCATGATAAAATATTTCTTACCATTCACTAAGACTTCTACTCTTAGAACATCATTACAATTAGTATCTTGATTCATTTTAGATCTCCACATCATTATATTGAAGGTTAGCAGGATTATCTCTGAGAGATTGAGCCATTGCTGTTATTCCTGCAGCCATAGCATTTCTTGGTTTATATCCTATCTCGTGATGTATGCTTCTAGAAGGACATATCTCAATAAGAGCACGCATAAAGAGTATCCCATGATTAGCTGAGAACTGTTTCCTATTAAAGCATATAGCATGAGCCATTTCATGCGCTACATACCACTCCATATACTCTGCGCCTTTATTCATAGCCCAGATTGGAATTGTTATGATCTTTGTCTCATAATAGCAACGACCTCTCTTAGCTTCTACAGCGTAGAAGTTCCAGTTCTTGCTTATGAGATCATTGTATGTTATCAAGAGATCAGGGGATATTGTTTTATTTAGTCTATCCGTCTCTTTGAAAGAGATTCCTTTCGGATACTTATTAAGGGGGATTATCTTAAACTCATCATCATCTTGTTTCATTATTAGGGTGTTCATTATATCTTCCTTCTATTTGTTTGAAGCTTAGGATTTCGTTGGGAGGGATTCTATTTTTAGTCCGGTGTTACGATCTATCTCGCCTACTCTTGGCGCAGGAAGCTTCCATTCTATCTTCCGTATCGCATAGCAGAGTTCTCTTGATGTTATCAATCCATTCTCATACTGTTCTATTATCTTTTTCAAATCCTGATCTATCTCGATCATTAGAAGGTTTTGCTTTGAGAGATCCATTTTCTATTATCCTTTCCGTGGTTTAGAATATACCCTTGTCTGGGATTCTGCAATCCCATATATTATTATAGTTGATGATTCTGGAAAAGTCAAGGAAAAAAGTCAAAAACTTGAAAAACTCTTAAAAGTCAAAGAGTTACCCCTTGTCCCATCGGTTTTGTCTGTTCGGTTCAATTCCTATGATATTCTGTTGATTAAGTAGATAATAGAGATGTGTTCTTTAGAAGATTCTAGGTGCAATACGTGTACGAGTTTAAATTTTAAAAATATAAATATATATACATATCTTCTAAACAAGGGTTTGTCTTATAGGATAGCAAGAGCTTATAGTTCTGTGAATATAAGATGATAGGGTTCGGTCGCTCTCAGGAACCCATAGGACAGGGGGGAAACTTGCGACTTTTAGGACTTTCCGTAGTTTCCGGATTAGGATGAGATACTAAATTATTTTAGAATAAATGAAAATATTCCTTGCTTTCCTCCCATTCCTCAACTATAATTCAGTCATAGGTTGAATAAAACGGGTTTAGGGTTCCTCCCGATAAAAGGAACTCACATCATAAAGGAAAGCGTATCATGAAACAGTTTATTATGGTAGTTAGCAAGAAGGTTGATGGCGAATATCAAGAAGTCGGCAAAGTTAATATCTTTTTCCCTTTGCTCTCAGAACTCGGGGTAGCAGTTGAACCGAAAGAATATGATGAGGCGGGTTTTCCTGTATATGAGGATGATAAGGTTCAATACGCTTTTGATGCTGTTCTTGCCGCTGTTAAGGCTCAGGCTCGCAATAAGCTTGTATCGGGTACTGCTACGCTGAAGGACGGTTTGAAGATAGCGGAAAGCGTGGAAGAACTGCTAGAATCCGGTAGTGGTAAGACAGGCGAAGCTTTGGCGATTGTACGAGACTTCTTGAAAGCTTTCAAAGCTTGGCTGCCGACTACTAAGAAGTCCGAGAAGGTTCAAGCAGCAGTCTATGAGCTTGCATCAAATCGTAAGGGTCTTGCACTTCAGACAGTAGATAAGAAGTCTAAGTTTAGCGTCTATCTCTCGGACTTCACAAAGACGCTTAACCCCGAACAGGCTACTCGCTTTTCTCGCCCTCTCTTGGCCTTAGATGAGGCTTGCAGCGCCGTTGATGCTTTGGACGATATGTAACCCTTCCGCCTAATAGATCGCCCGATCTAGTAGCCCTCCTGAAGTTTAGGGGGGCTTTTTCACGCCTATCAAAACCATGAAAGCTAAGAAAAGTCAAGGGGGGCTAAGGGCTTTTTTTAGATCGGCCACGTGGCTCAGCTATCAATAGCTTCTAAAAAATTTTCCTAAACTTTTCCAGGAAATCCACTCTTGCTCTTCTTCTATCTATGTTACTATGTCCTTATCCTTTTCATAACCACTTTTCCGAAAGCTTTTATTATTTCCGAAAGGAGATCTTATATGAATAAAGAAAGAGTAGCTCTCCTTCTGGCATCCGGCCTGAAACAAGCTAATGTTGCTTCTATAGTAGGATGCTCACCAGCTCTTATCTCCCAGCTTATGTCCTCGGATGCGGAGTTCAGAGATCTCTATGCAGAAGCTCAGACGAAGACAGCAGAGAAGGATCAGGAAGAACTTGCTATCTCTGCGAAATATCTCACAGCGGAGCATGCCCTTCTCGACCAAGTTCTTAATATGGCTCCTGCATCTGAGCTTCGAGATGTCGTAGGAGCCTTGCGTGTTATCTCTGAGCGTCAAGATCGCGCACGTTCTCGTGTGAACCCAATTCCTCTTGGAGGGAATGTAGTCTTTACACAGAATATAGTACAACTCAGTCTCCCAGGTCATGCTATTCAGATAGCCCCTGTTATGACTCGAACGAAAGATAATGAAATTACAGCGATAGAAGGTCAAAATCTGGCTCCTCTATCTTCACAAGGTGTTACAAACCTTTTTAAGAACCTTAAGCAAGAGAAGGAGATTCAAAATGAGCGTCCAAGAATATCTTCAGAAGCAGAAGGATGCTCTGAAGAAGTTATTCCCTTTCTTGACTCCTGCGAAGAAATAGTAGAAATACCTCTTCCTGTCAGGATGCGAGATATAGAGATAGAAGATGTTAGAATCTGAAATACAAGATGTTAATGTAGCTCTAGGGGATGCTTATGAGCGAGGTAAAACAGATATTAACTTCTTCGCTGGTCTATGTATTCCAGACGTGTGTCTATTTGCTCTTCCTATGTTTTATGTTGCTGTGTGGAGTCTTCTTACTACGCGTACTGAAGAGAATCTGGGTAAGCTTCTTAGGTTTGCTCTAGGACTTCCACGAGGTCATGCAAAGACTACATTCATAAAAATAATAATCTGTTGGCTTATAGTATATGATAAAGCTAATTTCATCCTCATTGTCTGTTCTAACTCAGATTTGGCTGAGCTTCTGCTCGCTGATATTCATAACATTCTTCTCTCTCCTAATATGGTCTCTATATATGGGAATTGGAGAGAGAACCTAGCAATCGACTCTGCAGATACTAAGAAAGCAGCTTATCATAACAGATCAGTTAGCATAGTAGCTCGTGGCTGGTCTGCTGGCATACGAGGTATCAACTTACAGAATCAACGGCCTGATGTTATATTCTGTGATGACGTACAAACAAGGAAGAATGACGAATCTCCTACAGAGAGAACTAATCTTCTTACAGAGCTTGTCGGTACGATCTTTAAGGCGTTAGCTCCTCGTGGGAATCGTCTCATAATCTACGTAGGAAATATGTATTCTGAGGAGTGTATCCTCAATAAGTTTAAGAAGATGTCCTCCTGGGTCTCTATGGTTACAGGAGCCATCTTAGAATCTAGTAGACCTTTATGGCCTGAGTTGTTCTCAATAGACGAACTCATGGAATCTTACTATCATGATGAGGCTCTTGGATTAGCTCATATATGGTTTGCTGAGGTGATGAATGATCCTAAGAGTGTTGCTCTTTCTATACTTCCTCATCCTGTGCCTGATTGTGACCTTTCAGATGAGGATCTTCTAGACCCAGATGGTTCTTTTATCACGATAGATCCTGCTGGATTCCGTAACACATCAGATGATAATGTGATAGTAGTTCATCTAAAATATCAGAATAAAGGTTATGTTGTTAAGACTGTGAAGGGTATTCTTGATCCTGCAGAGATCATAGAGAAAACGATAACCCTTGCCATACAGTATAACTGCTGTCTCATAGGAGTCGAGGATGTGGGATATCAGCAGACTCTTGGATTCTGGCTCACATTCTATATTAATAAATTTAAGATAACTGGTCTAACAGTTGTTCCTCTTAAGCCTCATGGAAGAACTAAGGAATCTCGTATACGTCAATTCATTCAAGAACTTTATGCAAAGACATATTTCCTCTATAGCCCTGAGACAAGAAGAGATTTCGTCTGGCAGGCATCGACTTATAAGATAGGAAAGAAAGAGGGAAACAAGGATGACCTTCTAGATGCTATCGCATACGGTCTTGATATAAGAAATGAGTACTGGCATCTTATCCATACTCTTACCAGGAAGGTTACAATAGATCATGGGAAGTGTAATGTAGTAGCAGGGAATACACCTTTCTAAAGAGGATGATATGGCAGATCTTGAAAAAGTAAAAACAGTACCGTTTTATAGACCTGGATATAAAGAGAAGAACCTTGCCCCAGAGAAGATCCCGGTCGCTCATATAGAATCTCTTGTGAAGGCTATGAAGATCTCTGTGCAGAATGGTGCTCTATCTCCTGAGATTGCCAAGAAACTCCTTCCAATAGCTCTCAAGGAAGGAAGACCAGATTTCGGAAATAATGTAAATGGTTACGCTAATAACCCTCGTAATAGAGAGATCGTAAATAAACTCTTCGATGGATATATTAACACACCAGATGATATGGGAGATATGGCTCCTATTCGTCTCGTGTCTTCTAAGCTTGGGAATCAACTTCTCACAGCTTCCCATGACATGATTTCCACAGATGATTTTGCTAAACTGAGTGCCCTTAAGCTCGCCATGACAGGACAACAAGATCCTAACAAAGCTGTTGAGATGTATAATGGAAAGGGTAAGCAGGCAGTAGCTTATTCTAAGGCTGTGGGAGAATACGAGAAAATGATAGACCATGAGGATAATAAAGAACTCAGAACCTTGGTCGATTCATTAGCGTCTTCCCCCTTCTCCCCTGATTAATATAAGAAACAAGGAGCATCAAAATGGATATTCAAGCTAATAGTCCTGTTGTTATCCCGAAGCCAAATTCTCAGAAACTCATTCTTGAGTTCGCTACGAGGATTCTAACAGAGCATAAGAAATTCTCCCAATACTACAATAAGATGGAAGCCATAGATCAAGCCTATGCTCGCTTCCAGGCAAATAAAGATCCTCATACAGGTGAAGTTACTGGGCAAGGGATAGATGCTGCTACAACCCCAGTAGGAGTAATGAATCTTCCTTCTACGGTTCCTCCTGTTGTGATCTCTCAAGTAGATTCTATGGTGGCTTATCTCTCTGAGGTTTTTCTCTCAGGATCTCCACTCTTTCCTATCGTCTCGAACCCTAAGAATAAAGACTCGGCTGAGCAACTTGAAACTCTCATAGATGATCATGCAACATTAGGGGGATATGCTCGTCAACTCCTTATGTTCATACGAGATGGAGTGAAGTATAATTTCTCAGCACTCGAAGCTGATTGGACTTCTGTCTCCCAGTATTCGATAATGAACGATCTTCTGATGAATTCGAATCAGAAAGGTCCGAAACAGAAGCTCGATAAATCGATTACTAAATACACGAAGCTGAAACGGCTTGATCCTTATAACACAGTCTACGATCATAATGTGAATCCTGGTGACATATCTGCGGAGGGGGATTACGCAGGTTATGTTGAGGTTCTATCAAGGACGAAGACTAAGAGATTCCTTAATCGGCTAGCTGCAGAAGGGAAAGCCTTCAATGTAAGAGAAGCTCTTAGTTCAGGAGATCTCTCCACAAGTCCTGAAAGTGTTGCGAATTATAGGGTTCATCCAACAGTCTCTAATTACATAGATGCCAGGAGACCTCTTGATGGTATGAACTGGTATACATATCTCACAGGTCAGCAAGAATCTAAGGATACTATTAAGACTGGTAACTTTGAGATCTTTCGTTTCTATGCTCGTATTATGCCTTCTGAATTCCAGATAGTAGGTCCAGAAGCTAAGACTCCTCAGATCTGGAAGTTCGTTGTTGTAAATAATGCAGTGCTTGTACAGGCTGAAAGGATTATATCTGCATATGATTATATTCCTATCCTATTCGGTCAACCTCTTGAAGATGGTCTCGGACATCAAACCCAGTCTATTGCTGAATCGAATATTCCGTTTCAGTCTGCGGCTACTACGTTATTTAATATCCGTTTTAATTCTGCTCGTAGGGCTGTGTCTGATCGTGCCTTATATGACGCTGACCTTATTAGTCCCGCCGATATTAATGCGCCTGTCCCAGCTGCTAAAATACCTGTCAAGAGTAATTCCCTAGATGGTACACGTAGAATCCAGGATGCATATCATCAGATCCCTTTCGATGCTAGAGGAACTGAGGCTGCCTTTCAAGATGGTATGTCTATCGTATCCTTCGGAAAGGAGTTATCCGGTCTTAACAATCCTATGCAAGGGAAGTTCCAGAAGGGGAACAAGAGTGTTAAAGAGTGGGATGATACAATGTCTGGTGCGGATGCTAGACTTCGTCTACCAGCTCTCACCCTTGAGTTCCAAGTCTTTATGCCATTGAAAGAGATCCTTAAACTTAATATCTATCAATATGGAGAGGATGCAGAAGTCGTCTCTCAGAAAGATGGATCTGTCAAGAAGGTAGATATAGAGAAACTTAAGACCCAGGTTCTCTCCTTCCGTGTAGCAGATGGTTATACTCCTAAGAGTAAACTCGCTGGTACAGACTCTATCATGCAACTTATGCAAATCCTTGGACAATCTCAGCTTCTTCAGCAGAGATACGGTCCAATGCTTCCTGGTATGTTCGCTCATCTTGCTCAGCTTTTAGGTGTGAGAGGTCTTGAGGAATATACTCCAGATGCAGGACAACAAGAGAGTAATATGATGCAGGCGAATCAGATGCAACAAGGTGTTCATCCTCAGACTGGTATGCCAATGAATCCCGCCGACATGGCTCCTATGGTTCAAGCGGCAGCAACCGCAGCTGCACCTCCTGTTGGTCAAACTCCTACTAAACAATAAGGATATATCATGCTTAATGGAATAATCACACAGGAAACTCTTTCAAAAGAAGAGATAGCATCAATCACAGATATCTTCTCATCCCCTCTTGTGAAGAAATACCTTCGCATAATGGGACAGAATGATCTCGCAGAACTAGCAGTTCTCTCAGTGTCCGAGAGAGATGATAGTGAAGTAGCAAAGAAGCATGCCCTTGTTCAAGGGAAGTTGTCAACTCTCGTAACACTTCTTAGTATTATCAAACCCCCAGTAAAGGAGTAACATCATGGCCGGTATTATGGATATGTTTAGAGCAAAAACACCAGAAGCACCTTCTTCGAGTAATCAAGGAGAAGATCCTAATAAGCAAGGGAAAGAGAATCTCTCAGATAATGCACCTACTACGGATAAGTCCGGTAAGATGCCTGGAACTGAGATGACAGCTGAAAATCCCCTTGATGCTTATAAGAAAATGTTCGATAATGCCACTAATAACTCCGAGATCCAAGCTCCAGAGTTCAAATTAGATCCTAAGGTATTAAATGATGTATCTCGTAAGATGGACTTTACGAGGGGGATAGAACAAGAGACATTGACAAAAGCTACTTCAGGAGATGTCAATGCTCTGATGGACATAATCAGAACTGTAGGACAAAACTCTTATAAGGCTGCTATAGAACATAGCACTAACCTTACAGACACTTACATCAATCAACGTGGAGACTACGAGTCTAAGAAGTTAGAGAGAGGTGTTAAGTCTCAACTGACTTCTAATGAACTTGCAAGTGCTCCTAACTACAGTCACCCAGTAGTAAAAGCAGAGCTGAATAGGATAGCTAATCAGTTTGCAGCGGCTAATCCGGATGCTTCTCCGGTAGAGGTAGCCAAAGCAGCTCAGAAGTATATCTCAGATCTGCAATTCGCTCTTAACCCGTCTTCTCCTACTAAGAACTCTGATGGCTCCGATAAAGCTGAAGAGATGGATTGGACGAAATATCTTTCTAACTCTTGATAAGGATCTACAATCATGGCTTTGCTCTCCGGCATCTTTAATACTAACCTGAACCCTGCAGAACTTAACACACGTTCTTTCGCAGGAACCATTCTTCGTCTGTTCCCGAATGGCTCAGCTCCTCTTTTTGCTCTCTCATCGCAAGCTGGTAAGAGCAAGGCAAAGAGTTCTACACATGGTTACTTCAGCAAGACGTTGTCGTTTATTAAGACGACTTCGACCGCAGGTGACTTGGTAGGAGCTACTACTCTTACTGTAGGTACTACCGCTGGTATGACGCCGAATATGGTTCTGTTCAATACTAGGACTCGTGAGAACGTTCTGGTCTTGACGATAGCTTCTGGAACCACCATTACTGTAACTCGTGCCTTTGGTCGTGTTGCTGCAGCTGCTCTTAACGCTGCGGATAACTTGATCCAAGTAGGTACTGCGTTTGCAGAAGGTTCTAACCGTCCTGCTGCTCGTATGCTGGCGACTGTGTATGTTCCGAATTATACACAGATCTTCCGTAATGCGTGGGGCTTGACTGATACCGCTCGTGCTAGCTTGGCTGAGATGGGTTATAGTAACATTGCTGAGTCTCGTAAAGACTGCGCTATGTTCCATTCCATCGACATTGAGAGCGCAATCCTGTTCGGTCAGCCGAAGATGGATACTAGCGGTGCGCAACCGATTCATGCAACGCAAGGTATTATCGACGCAATCTATCAATACGCATCGGCTAATATCAATGCTGCGGGTGCTACCACGAACTACGATCAACTTGTGGCTCTGGTAGAAGAAGCGTGGACGTATTCGACTGATGCTTCGAATCCTAAGATGCGTGTCGGCTTCTGCGATTCTGTTGCTATGAAAGTTATGCATCAGATCGCTCGTCTGTCAGCAATGGTAGAAGTTATGCAATCCGAGACTGTCTTCGGTATGCAGTTCACTAAGTTCAAATTCTACAAAGGTGAGATCAATCTGATCGAGCATCCTCTGATGAATGGACTGGCTGTAGGTACTACTGGTACTATGCTTGTCATGGATCTTCCGGCCTTGAAACTGGCTTATATGGATGGTCGTGATACTGTTGCTGAAGAGTATGGTCAGAACGGTAAGCTGGTAGAGAACGGAGTAGACGGTGTGGGTGGTTCTCTCACGTCGGAACTCGCAGTAGAACTTATCAATCCGTACTCGTGCGTGTATGTTACTGGCCTTACGGCTGGTGCTGCGTAAGAGTTCTTTTAAGACTTCCCTGTCTTAGGATGGGGAGGTCTTCTTGTTGTACCTTGTAAGGAACTCATATCATGTCTCTCAAAGATGAATTAGATAGTGCTGGGAAGAATCCTCTTAATCAGAATCCTCTTAGTACTAATCAGACTAATCAGAATAGTCACTTTCCTGGGAATCATAATCTTCCCACGGATCGTATCCCTCCTGTGAATCATAACGAACTTCCACCTGTTACTAAGAAGGTAGATAAGTTCTCCACGAAGGCAGTATATACGGGAGATTTTCGTGTTCTTGGTTCTAATGCCGCTCCTATTCCTAAAGAAGGGGATGTGTATAAGCCAGAGAACGAAGATCATGTTGCGATGTTAGAGTACCAGGTCACACAAGGCCGGGTTACTAAGTCCTAGGAGATTGACATGGCGAAGAATACTCAAAGTAATTCGATCGCTTCTATCAAAGCTTCGTATCATCCTGCACGAGCAAGTAATGCATATCATGCTGGTACTGTAGCTGCTCAGGCTACTGTGCATTATAACTCGTCTGTTGGTTCAATCTATGATGACAATGCTACGAGAATTAAGAAGAGTGGTACTACATTCTTGCCAGAGACTCTTGATCAGGTAGCTGTTCTTGAGGTTCAGGTAACTCGTGGTGTCGTTATCAAGACCTAAAAGATAGAGGCATATAATGGAATTCGCAGAAGCTCTTTCAGAGGCAATCGGAATAACAGCTCGTCCAGATAAGAGCACGGAAACCGAATCTGCCATCAATGCCACTATCTCTCTTTATACAACTAAGGTCAACTGGGCTAAGGATCTCGTAGAGACTTCTCTCGTCGTAGATCCTACCCTTTATGGGGCTACACTTCAATTTAATAATGTAGTTCCCACAAGTCTTGTAACACGTTTCCGTAAGTTCAAGTATGTAAAACCAAGGGATGTTAAGAGATATCTTCATCCTATAGGAGCTGATAAAGTATTCACTCCTGGAGAGTTTATCCAACGTGATGTATATTACGTAGGAGGTAATTCTATAACCTACGTTCTTAGAGAACTTACTCCGTCACTTGAGATAGGTTATTATCAGTTTCCGTATAAACTAGATCTTGTTACCAATAAGACACATTGGATGCTTGATCTCATGCCGTGGGCTGTGATAGATAAAGCCTGCGCAAGAATATTTCGTTCTATAGGTGATGATACCTCAGCTAAGTCATATGAGAGTTCTGCCTATGAATTATTTACCGCAGCAAAGAGAGATTTTGAAGATCTTATTACTCCAGAGGCGAAATAATGGGTGCCTTTAATAATACTCCAGAGATAGTAGCACAAGTTCCTGTAGCTTCCTCTACTGTATTAGGCGGTGTAAAACCTCGCTCAGGTCTTGCTGTAGACTCTTATGGAAATCTTGATGTAGTATCAGGATATTCTGGTAAGAGCGGGGGTTCCGGCTATTCTGGTTATTCTGGACCTTCAGGATATTCTGGTTATAGCAGTGCTAGTGGCTATAGTGGATTCTCTGGTTATAGCGGATACAGTGGTATCTCTGGGAAGAGTGGATATTCTGGTGTTGGTATATCAGGATTCTCAGGTTTCCCAGGAGCTACAAGTCCTTCTGGTTATTCTGGACCTTCTGGTTATTCAGGTTCTAATGGTCTTTCTGGTATCTCTGGATATTCTGGTTTCACTGGTCCTGCTGGTATTAGTGGATATTCTGGATATTCTGGTTCTGGTATCTCTGGTTTTTCAGGATATTCTGGACTTATAGGTAATAGTGGATATTCTGGATTCTCTGGATATAGCGGAAGAAGTGGTTATTCTGGTTTCTCAGGAGCTCCTGGTAATTTCGTAGCTTCTGGATTCTCTGGCTATTCAGGTTATTATGGAGCAGATGGTGTTTCAGGATTCTCTGGATATTCTGGTGCTAGTGGACCTTCTGATCCTTCTGGATACTCTGGATATTCTGGAAGAAGTGGTTATTCAGGATCTAATGGTACAAATGGTACTAGCGGTTATTCTGGATTCTCCGGCTCTAATGGAATAAATGGCACAAGTGGCTATTCTGGTTCTAACGGAACTAATGGATCAAGTGGTTATTCTGGGTATTCCGGTTCTAATGGTATCAATGGAACTAGCACTAGTGGATATTCTGGATATAGTGGTTCTAATGGAACGAACGGTGTATCTGGATACTCTGGCTCTAATGGGACTAACGGAGTCTCTGGGTATTCTGGTTCAAATGGGACTAATGGTGCATCTGGATATTCTGGTTATTCAGGTACTAATGGTGCGGGTGGTTCTACTACAGGTACTTTAACTCCTACTGGTACGACTGCTGCTACCTCTGCTAATATAACAACTGATGTAACCATAGTACAAGGGGCTGGAGGTAATTTTCTTGGTGTTAATCTAAATAGCACTACTGTTAATACCATAAGAGAAGTATATAATTATGGTGGTTATGTAGTTAAGGTGTATGCTGATACTGCTACTGCCTATATAGATATGATAGGGGGTAATGCTCCTTATCTACTACGACCATATGAGTCTATTAGACTAAGGTATATGGGTAGTAGTATGTGGAATCTGATTGGTGCAGCTGATGTTGATATAATTAACGTAGGTGCAGGTGGGACTAATCAATCTAATGCTACGTTAATACCAGGTAAAGTAGCTAGGATAAGTTCTGGGACTTCTGGTCAAGGTATATATCTCCCACATAATGATCTATCTGATTATTATGGCCGTGCAGTTATATTCAATGCTACGGCAGCTCCGATTAATGTATATCCTGGATCTGGAGCTAGTATAAATGCTTTAGCAGTTAATGCTCCTTTTGTATTAGCTGGTAATACCTCTATCTCCTTGTATAAATACACAGGACAATGGTTAACAGAAGGTGGTGGATCAGGTGGTGCTAGTGGTTATAGTGGTTATAGTGGAACCAATGGGATAAGTGGTTTCAGTGGGGCTACTGGTACTAGTGGTTATAGTGGAAAGAGTGGTTATAGTGGAACCAACGGAGGAGCTGGAAATTATACCAGTATCTCCTCTGCTGGTACTACTGCTGCTACTGCCTCTGCTATAACAGCAGGTTTTACAGATCTTGATATTCTAAGTAATACAGAGGATGAGGGTGTACGTTTACCAGCTTGTTCTCTAGGTGTTACATGTACTATCAAGAATGGTAATGAGACAACTGCCGCTTATTCTTATGGTTATACATTCTTTGTGTATCCTCCAACAGGTGGTTCTCTTATAGTTAATAACGTAGCTCTGGCTGTTGATGCCGGTATTCCAGTTACTCCTCAGAGTGTATTAAGATGTGTTAGTAGTGCATCCAATTGGTTAGTTACTCTTTATCCTATTCCATATGATACTGCTAGTAATGCTATAGGAACAACAGCTTGGGATGCTGATCGTATTCAAGGTCGTGATGCGATAATTAAATTCAGTTATCCTAACGGTACTTGTAAATTACCTTTGCCAGTAAAATCCCAGTTAAATCGTGTATTTAACATCACAGCTAATACCATATATGTATATCCTCATAGTGGTAGTTATATAAATGCTTTGGCTGTTAATACAGGATATGCAATACCTTCTGGAGGACAAGCAGAATTTATATTTACAGATGTCTATGATCCTAGATGGAGAACTATAGGAGGAGGTGGAGGAACTTCTGGTTATTCTGGTTATTCTGGATCAAATGGTACTAATGGTACTAGTGGGTCTAATGGAACTAATGGATCTTCTGGTTACTCAGGATTCTCTGGTTCTAATGGTACTGGCTCAACAGGAGCCTTTATACAAAAGACTGTACTTACTGCTACTGGTTCATTTCAAACAACTGCTCAGACTTCTGGTATCTTCATAAGATTATGGGGTGCTGGCGCAGGTGGTGGTGGTGTATCTTCTACTACAGCATCCTCTGGTGCAGTAGCAGGAGGAGGTGGTGCAGGAGGTTATACTGAAGATAGACAGACTGTTTCATCCTCTACTTGGTATAACTTTGGAATAGGTGCAGGTGGTGCAGGAGGTGTAGGAAACCTTTCTGGAGCTACTGGAGGTCTTACTGTATTCTCTGGTACTGCTGTGGTATCTGCTTCTGGAGGTCTAGGAGGATCTGGTGGTGCTCAAAGTACTGTAGCTAGTAAATTCGCAGCGGGAGGAGCAGGAGCACCAATAGGATTCAGTGGTGATGTATTAGGAGGTGGTGGAGTAGGTGAGTTTGGTATGATGGCTTCTCAAGTAGTAGGTCATGGAGGTAATGGAGCTAACTCAACTCTAGGAGGTGGTGGAGTAGGACCTACTACAAGCTCTAATAACGGTGGTGTTGCTAACGGATATGCAGCAGGGGGTGCTGGAGCCCTTATTATAACCTCCGGTCTTAGAAGTGGTGGTGCAGGCTCAGCGGGACTTATAGTTATAGAACAGTACAGTTAATTCTTATAATTTCGTTGTTAAACCCAGGCGACAAGCCTACTAATCAGAGAGAGATATCATGTCAGATGAAGAACAATATGCACTAGGTAATGATTGGGAAAGACCTGTTATAGGAAATACGGAAGAACTTAGTGAGACCAATCTTCCTAGAGAATATAACAGGTATAAGTTTGCAGCCACATTTATAAAAGAAGGGATGTCTGTTCTTGAGTTCGGATGTGCTTCTGGATATGGAACTAAGATACTTCCTTCTTCTATAGATTACACAGGCGTTGACTATGATGCGGGTATAGTAGAATTCGCTAAGAAGAATTTCGAAGACTCTAGTCATAAGTTTGTACAAAGTGGAATAGAAGAATTCCTAGAAACTAATACTAGGAAGTATGACATAATCATAGCTTATGAGATTCTTGAGCATATAGCTAGAGGTAAGGAAGTAGCACAAGAGTTAAAGAAACATTGTTCTACTCTGATTATATCAACTCCCTATAATGAGTTTCCTGGATTCTGGGGAAAACATCACGTTCTGCATCATCTGAAAGCTAAGGATTTTCCTTCCTTCTATTACATATATATGCACGTAGATGGTTCTCTTCATGATACACCGACACAAGAACCTACGAATCTCCTTATCATGACATGGGAGGAAGGTAAAGAATATAGCAATAAAAAGACAATCCTTTGTGCTATCCCTACAAGAGATAGATATGATTGTCTTATGCTTACATTACAATCTGTTGCATTTCAGACAGTCAAACCAGATAAGATAATAATCTATGATGACTCTCCGAATAAGATGGATGTAAGAGAACATGTTGTTGGAAGATATTTACTTCCTCTTCTATCTCAGAAAGGAATAGAGTGGGAAGTTGTATTCACTCCAGGTAGAGGACAACATATAGCACATCAGTTATCTAACACATCAGGCTATGATTATGTATGGCGTCTTGATGATGATACAATAGCTGAACCTGATGTGTTAGAAAGATTAGTTAAAATCTTAGGGAGTTCTACTGATATAGGAGCGTCTGCCGGAGCTGTCTATGAACCAGATAGGATAGTGTTTGGAGATGCTACAAAAAAAGAACATTTCTTTGATCGTAATAATGTACAGTGGGCTCCTAATCATGGTATATACGAAGTTGAGTGGTTATATTCCTCCTTCTTATATCGTGCTGGAATAACCAACTATAAACATAATATGTCTCCGGCGGCTTTTCACGAAGAGAGTATATTTTCACATCGTCTAAGACTTGCTGGTTATCGTCTTATCGTTGATACAACCATACATACATATCATTATAAGGCCAGAACAGGAGGTACTAGGACTGGGAATCCTGATATGGAATGGGCTTATAATTGGGATCAAGTAGAATTCAATAAGATAATAGAGAATGAATGGGGTATGAAGTTGATACATCTTGGAGTAGGTCTAGGAGATAATATAGTATTCTCCAGAATCCTCCCAGAACTTAAAAAGAAATATCCTATCATAGTTCTTGGATCTTGTTATCCTGAGGTTTTTCAAGATATGGGAGTTCACTTCATATCAGTCGAAAGATCTACTGAACTCAATGGAGATAATATCTACGACTGGATGTCGGAACGAGATTGGAAAGGTTCCATAGAAGAAGCTTATCGTAGGATGTATTTGCTATGATACTCATACAACCTTATGCACAGAAACTTCGTAATGGTATGCCTAATGCCAAGACATATCATAGATGGTCAGAACTTATCCATCGTCTTTATGAATTAGATAAGAACGTAGTCCAAATAGGTCTTGATGGAGAAGAGCAATTAACAGATGTTTTTATAAAACAACCTTCTCTTAAATATATAAAAGATCTTGTTACAGGGTGTTCTATCTGGATTGCAGTAGATAGTTTTTTACCTCATTTTGCTCGTGGTATAAAACCAGGTGTAGTTATCTGGTCTGTATCAGATCCTAATATATTCGGATATAAAGATAATTTGAATATATTAAAATCAAGAAAGTATCTCAGAGGTAATCAGTTTGGTATCTGGGAACAACAGAGTTTTATCAAGGAAGCTTTTCTACCACCCGATGATATTTTCTACCTCATAAAGGATTATTATAATGAACATACTGCAGGAAGAGGTGAAGAATCTACTTGAGGTGGTAGCTCTAATTGGGTCTGCTACAGCTTTCATATGGACTATGTTAGATAGCAGACTCAAGAATATAGAATCGAAGTTAATAACACATGAAGTCTTTGATGTACATACGACGGAAGAGAATGATAAGTTTAATATCTTATTCCGAAAACATGATACTCTTACGACTACAGTATCAGAAATAAAATCTTCTATCGCAAGGATGGAAGGTTATATGGAAAGAAGAAAAGAAGATAGAAATAATAGAGAGGGTACTCCGTGAAAGCCTTTGCTCTCAGGACATCTACCTCAGATCAAGGGACATTCTCTGTACTCCGATCTGAGGATTCTACGTTCTCCTGCTTCCTTTCAGAACTTCCAGAGCGTAATAATATACCTACCTTTTCCTGCATACCCCCGTCTGTTTATAATGTAATATGGGATAAAAGTCCCAAGTTCGGTTGGTGCTATCATGTACTTGATGTACATGGGAGAGGTAATATATTAATACATTCTGGTAATTGGGTAGGAGATTCAACTAAGGGATATAAGACAAATTCCTATGGTTGCATCCTTCCTGCTAAGAAACTAGGAATTCTAGCTGGACAAAAAGCTGGATTGCTTTCTCTCCCAACATTGCGTAGACTAGAATCATTCTTCGAAAGACGATCTTTTATCCTGGAGATAAGAAATGCTTACGATCCTATTATCACTCCTTAGTTCTAGTGGATTCGGTTCTATTGTAGGACTTGTGGGAGGTATGATAAATAGAAAGTTTGATCTTCAGGATAAGAATGCTGAAAGAACTTTCGAACTCGCTAAGATGGATAAAGAAGCCATTCAGATGGAAGCTGAGTGGAAACATAAGACTGTCGTTGCTGGAATAGAAGCAGATGCAGTTATAGAGAGTTCTGCTTATAAAGCAATGGAGAAGAGTTATGACTTCGCTGTAACTACTTCAGAGGATGGAATAGTAGATAAAATATCTAAGATGATACGTCCCCTTATTACAATCTGTTTCTTCTTCTTTACAATTTACGTGTTCTATAAGATTAACTCCATGATGGTAGAACTTAAAGTGACTCCTGATCCTGAGGATGTAATCTCGATATGGAAGAGTTCTATTGAGTGGATTCTCTTTCAGGCGGGTGTCTCTATTGGATGGTGGTTTGCTATGCGCCCGGGAAAATCTCCTACCTTCATAGGTAAATAGGAAATAAGATGGCTACTCCACAACGTTATCCATTAGCTACTGTAGATGGTATATCAATTCCATTAGATGCTATTCGCCCTATAGGATATTGCAGGATAGATTTCAATAATAGTGGGGGTACTAGTCAACTCACAATTCCTACTGGATGTGAGCTTATAGCTATGGTAGCAGACATGGATTGTGTAATTACCTTCGGTAAGGTTGCTAGTTTACCTGCGGATTCTACTATATTAACTGATGCTATATTCCTTGTGCGAGGTCAGATGGTAATAGTAAGTCCTAATGCTACCACAGTATCAGTTCATGGAGCTGGTACTATAGGAACTCTGATTTGTAATTTCCTTGACAAATGGGCTGGTCTTGCTCTTCAAACAATGCTTGATAGAAGATAGGATAGGTGATATATCATGCCACAAAAAGCTAAGATTATTGATGTATCTCGTAGTTTTCTTCCTATAGATCCCAATGCACTTCCTGAGAATATGGTAGGAACTGCTCAGGAGGATACACCAGAAAAAGAACCTCCTATCCTTCTGTATGAGGGTTATAATTTTCTCCCCACTTCCTATGGTTATCGTAGTTGGTTTGGTACGGATACTAAATTAGATATAGGAGTTCTATCCTCTAGATGTGATTATGTGATAATGTATCAGACTCTAGCTTTCGAGAACTTACTCGTAGCTATGTGCGAGGATGGTATATGGACTTGTAGAGCTAACTCTATTGGATTAGCTTGGACTCATCAAGTAACTCTTACTCCTCCCCCTGCGGGATCTCATAAAGACTGGTCTTACACTCTTATTGAGAATAAACTATATATGTATCGTCAAGGAGATTCCAGGGTTTATAGAATATCTCCTACAAGTACTACCATAGATTATATAGAACCTACTTTCCTAAATATGTCAGGACAGATGGGTATCTTCCGTGCGAATGGTAGACTAGGATTCTGGGATTCTGCTAATTCAATCTCTTGGTCTTCGTTATTCGATCTCACAGATTTCGTACCATCTCTTACAACCCTTGTAGGTTCTACGATATTTAATGCCATCGTAGGAAGAATAACACTAATCCTTCCTATGTATGAGGGTTTTGTTATATATTCTACTAAGAGCGTCGTGGGAGTTAGATATACTCAAACAGGATCTCTTTTATGGGATGCTGTTACCATAACGAATAAGGTAGGAGTAGCCTATAGAAGGCAAGTTACTCATGGAATAACAGATAAAGATCATTATATCATATCTAACGCTGGTGTGTATGAGTTAGGTAAATATAATGTAGTGAGTCAAACTAATGACTTCACCCCTGTTTTTGTAGAGGTGTATGATTTCCTCAGGGAAACTAAAGATCCTATATACATAACTTGCATGGCAGCGAGATATCTATGTTTTAGTCTTATAAATCCCAAGTATATCAACGGGTTGGTTAGTTTTGAATCTCAGGTGATACCTACTCTTAATAGAAGTATATCACTCGGTCCTACCGTATATGATGGAAATCTTTGGATATTACCTCAGACTATCCCAGGTTATACGGTATCTACTGTGTTATCTCAATGGTTCAGTATGAAAACTGGTGCTCAGATAGCTGGGAACCCTGATGTAGATGCTCTTACCTATCCGGTATATCCACCTCTTACTGTAGTAACTGGATACTATTGGACCTATGATATAAAGATGTTCTATTCAGATACGGAGAACTATAATAATAGATATTGGGAAGAATATGAGATCTCAAATCCTACCGTAGAATATGATTATGTAACTCGTATAGGTACTTATAATGGACTGGCTCCTGACTATACTTTTGATACTGGTCCTTATACCCATTATCATAGTAATCAAGGATATGATACTAATATATTCGCACAGTATGGTATATCACCTGGAGCTAATCAGTATGGTGATGTAAGAGCCCCATATACCTATGATACAATAGAATCTCTATTCTATAGACAAGAAGGTATATGGGCTAAGACCGCTGAAAGATATGCAAGATTGATGGACTCTTTGCGTCTTGCGTTAAGTCTTTCTATAACTACTGAATATAATCCAGGATCTACTCCTGCAGACATAGATACTTCTACACTCAATGCTTCTATTCTATCCTTTGAAGGTCCTGAGGAGTTCTTACTTTCTACTAATGAGATAGTACTTAGAAAGTATTATAACGAATACTATGATATATACAGGAATGTAAAAAAGAGAAGTTATCCTTTTTATATGCCTCCACATAGTGTAGCCTATTATCTAAATTGTGGTGATACTATTGCTAATTGGATACCATTTAATTTATATGGTATGGCTTTTACATGTACAACCGCAGATTTCACAACTTTCCAGGATATAATTAAATCTGCTGTTAAGACTATGGTAGATAAATTACCTGGTTCTTATCTTACGAAATGGGTGTTAGGTGTACAAACATTCAGAACTATAACTATGGTGACAGACTATAGTTATAACAGTATAACCTACGAATACTCAGAGAATGGAGTATCCGGTACTGCTACTGAGAGTTTCTTAATTACCAAATCAAATATAGCAGATACAGGTCCTAGTCTTTATACCTATCTCTTAACAATACAGGGTGCAACCTATGACGTTAAGAGAAGGAATGTATCTGTTACTAAGACGGATGGTAGTACATCGGGAGGTACTGTATCTGCCAGATTCGGATCTAGTGAAGGTTCTGGCTCTAACTCAGATGCGGCTATTGCAAGTCTAATAAGTAATCTAACTAATCCAGTTAAGTCTTTTATATATTCCGGTGGGACTTCTTTTGAATATAGATATTATGCACCCTTCTATTCAGATGGATTTACTCTTACCTGTTCCTCTCAAGAGACTTACACAAACGGGGTTCTTACTTTCACTAGCACTCCTGGTATTCTAATCCTAGTACCTGGTGCTGTTGAGCTGTATTCATATCAAGATGAGGGAGTTGTAGCAGCTGGTACTGGTGGGTATTCTGAAGCGAGAGCTAAGATATTAAGTTGGAAGCTTATAAATGGAAATACAGGTAATATAGTAAGATTTGTAAGTCCTTCCGCTGTTCCTCTTATGTCATGGGATCAGTCTTATCCCTTTAGTGTAGTTACTCATGTGAGATCTACCATACCAGCAACAGCTAAATTCCCTGGAACTACTGGTTCCTATAGTAGTAGTACATTAGCTCTTACTACACCTAACTCTATTCCTCCTGTGACGGTAACAGGATCCTCTCCGTACGATCTTCAGAATATGACTATGGGAGGAGTATTTCTTCCTTATGGTATATTAACCTTTACACAACCTTCTATAACAATTCCGGGTTATGTACTTAAAGGGAGTAGATCACTTCCTGGTATGTTCACAGAGAGTATACCTGGTTCTACCTTTATAATACAGGATGGTTCAATAGAACCTATGTATCCTACATACGAAGGATCTCTTGTATACGATATGCATCTCAAGAAGTGGGGTAAGTATTGTGGGAGTCATAGTCAGTTAGTAGAATATACACCCATAAACCTCACAAGCGGTACTATTATACCCTACGATAACTTCGGTTTCTATGCAGGTATTCTTGATACCGCAGGTTCTTTGTATCTTTTCAATACTAAACCTTCTGTTAACTTCGCTCGTTGGGGTAAGGTGGGTTTATATAGATTAGGTTATACACAAGCTCTTGAAGTGAAAGTTCATTTTAGAAGTCTATCTACTGGTACTATTATCATAGATGCTTCTCTTGATGGAAGAGGTCTTGAACCAGCACTTCAGAAAACAGAGACTTTCATGGATACTATAGTCCATACCTTTAAGTTCGATGTGTCTGCTAGGTGGTTTACAATCACGCTATCTGGACAATTCGATTTACAGTTTATGGAGTTCCGTGGTAATATCGTCAGTAGAAGATAACGAATTAGGAGATAGACATGACAACAGGATGGTCTAATAGTACAGCCGATGGAATACCATCTACTTCTTCAGCTTTAGAATCTACCACAGTAAGTAATAGTGGGGGTGGATCTACTAGTGGTGGAGGTACATCATTTGGTTCTCATAGTTCTTCTACGACTGGAACTGGCGTATCTAAGACTGAGGGATATAATCAGACTCTCACACAAGCTCTTTCTCCAGAAGCTATTGCTGCTTTGATGAATACTATACAGCAAATGGGGAATGGTGGAACTACTAACCAGAAGGCAGAGCAAGCCTATAGAGAACAGACTCGTCAAGCAATTATGAAGTTGTTTGATTCTATTGGATCAGACAATGCCTTCTCAGATGCGGAAGGTCTCATGGCTGTACAGATGAGAATTGCTCTTGAAAAGAATATGCCAGCTATTGCGAAAGCAGTAGAAGGTGCGGGAACATCAGCCTCCTCCATGCAAGGCCTTCTTTCGAATGATCTAGTAACTCGTTCATCTGAGGCGAGTGCGGCTCTTGGTGGAGAGCAAGCTAAGGCATATGCAAGTGAGAGAAGTAAGCTTGCAGCTGATCTTGCTAACATGGCTAATAATCCTAACAACCAAGTAGAAAATACTCTTGTAGCAGCACTTAATGCTCTTAAAGGTGCTCTTACTGTATCTAATTCTACGAGTAACAGCACAACTAACTCTGTGAATAATAGTGTAACTACTGGAACACAAAGTTCTTCTTCTACCAATAATAGTACAACCAATCCAGGAAGTTCTACTTCTACAACCACAAGAGGTGGGGGTGGTGGAGGTTCTATTGGTTATAGTAATAATGGTAGTGGCTATACTGGAAACACCTACGATAATAATGGTATAGTCGTAGGTAATGTAGATGATACAAGTGGTGGAGGAAGTGATTCTTATTACACCGGAGATACTGATGGAGGTTATATAGATAGAAGTGAGAATACTGATTATATCACCTTACCTCCAGAGTATGATCCTTACGCAAGTGCTGACTCTTACTACGGGTACTAGGAGATAGATATGGCAGCCGCACAAAGCTCGCAAAGTTTAGAAGATATTCTAATGAGTCTTGCCAATAGTCCTGAGATTCCTGCAGGACAGGAGGCTACAACTCAACCCGTAGAAGATTCTTCTGCTCCTATCACCCAAGAACTTACCAATGATGCAGAACAGGTTATCCAGTCTGCCGATAGCTTTGTAACTCCTGATGAATCTCCTGTTGTTGTGGCAGATTCTTCGGGAAGTGTTCCTATCGGGATTCAACCTAAGAGACGAGTCATAACTAATATCCCATCCGAGATAATGAAACTCGACAATGATGGGACTATGCGTCTTATTAAGAATGAGTCAAAACCTACTCGTTTCGGTGGTGAGTTAGGTGATTCTTCTACTGCTCCTGTAACTGGTAAGATTATTCCTATCACTAAAGTAGGTGATATAACTTCGAGTCTGATAGATACGGCATCTAAGGATATCTCATCTCAGATCTCAGGTCTTGCTTCTGCAAAGACTATAGAAGATCGTGTTCAACAATCTCTCCAGATTGATAAGACCTTCACTGAGACTGTAGCGAAAGCTCAGAGTGCTGCAAGACAGTTAGCTGAACAAAATCTAGGACTTCCTGTTATAGAGCAACAACTTAAAGCATCTGAAGCAAGAGATCATATGCATCCGCTGTGGAAGAAATATATGACGGATAGTAATGAGACTGCTCAGATAAGGGCAAGACTCCAAACCACAGAACTTAAGGTAGAGACTCTTGCCAATCGTTACATAAAAGAGAATGGTCCTCTTAATGCAATGGCAAGTTCTGTCAAGAATGCAAAGGCTCTGGTTGATGTATATAACAGAAAAGACCAGATGAAACAGGATGCTCTTGATCGTGTAGAAGCCGGTGCTGCTGCTAGGAAGGAAGTGAAAGATCAAGCTGCCATTGATAAAGCAGAGACAGTGTATGCCATGCTTCCCCCAGATGTCAAGAATGATCTTGCTAAGATTCTTCCTAACTCTTTTGGGAATCCTGATATACTTGTTCAAGGTAAGACTGTTGACATAGGACTTAAGACCAAGGAAGTAGCTCCTATCCTTCGTGGGGAGATTCAACCGGATAAGTATCTTCAATTCGGTATAGAAGCGAATTCGAATATAGGTCTTGCTCTTGCTGCTAATAGACAAGCAGAACAAACAGGAATTCCTTTTAACGTAGTTCGTTCTCAAGTAGCAGCATTGGATCAATTTGTTAAGAATCCTGCTATCGCGGCTGAGAAGATCAAGAATTATGGTTCTTCTGTTCTAAGTCCTGAAGAACTCAAGGCTTATAACATGGTATCGACCATGCAAGATAAAGCATCTCAGACCTCTGCCATGAAGATGCGAGCCTCTATGGTTGATCGTATAGCAACAGAAATGAATAAGAGAGCAGTCATGTCTGACATAAAGAACTGGCCGATTGCTCCTGGACAACCCTCCCTATATAGTCTCCCAGAATCTAAGGATATCTTCGATAAGGTAAGGACTGCTACAGGTAAAGATCCTGATATCCTTACATTCTCTAAGATGTTCGTTGGAGATCCTAACATATCGCGGGATGAGTCTCTTCGTAGAAGTAAACTCGTAAAAGATTCATATGGTGCTGCGATAGAATCCTATAACAATGGTATCTATGGAAATAAACTGGATACTATTAAGATGGTGAATCAAGCAGTTGTTGCAGCTGCTACGAGTACGATGGGAAGGATAGGTGAGAAAATAGGATCTATGTTAAATAATAGGATTGAGAACATAGCAAGTCCTCTTAACTTCCCTGTCGGAACTGGGATAGCCTATAGCAAAGCTATAGCGGGTGGTGCTTCTGATCTCTATAAAGGTATCATAAGTGGGAGTAATCAATAATGACTGATCTTCTGGATCTACCTCCTGAGATTGTTCAAGCAGGATCTTCTGATGTACCAGTGAATGATCCCTTCGAAAGTCTTGGCTCAAAGTATGATGTCAAGTCTGGGATCGTAGCAGATATGGTAGGAGGTACTATTGCTTCTGTAGCAGATTTCGGATCTTCTGTCTGGAATTCTGTTACATTCAATAAATACCCCACATCTACAGAGGATCTCCTAACCCGCATAGATGACAATGCTCTTAAGGTATATCAAGAACATCCAGATACAATTCATGCCGCTTCCTTTATAGGAGGTATGCTTGTTCCTACAGGACTTGCTCTTAAGGGGATGACATTAGCTCGTGCTGGAACTAAAGGGATCAATTGGTTTTCTCAAGAAGGAAAGATAGCACAACTTGGAAAGATAGATTCTGTCCTCCAAGAAAGTGGTATCGCCAGTGCAGCTTATAAGGCAGAACTGCGTGCTCTCTATACCACAAATATAGCGAATGTGGTAGTAGATAATGCTGCAATGGAGATAGCACTCCTTGGGACAATGAACGCCCATCCTTTGATGGAAGACTACATGAAGGATCCTGCTAAGAACTTCGGGATCTCAATGCTTCTTGGAACTGCTATCGTAGGTCCTATCTCTCATATAGGTCTATCGTATGAAGCAAGGATGTCAGCTAAGGAACTATATACTGGAACTCTAAATATCCTAGAGAAAACAGCTACTCCCCTTCATACGATAGGAGATGCTTCAACTCTGATAAATGACTATCAGAGAAATATCAACACATGGTCTTCTCTCCTCCCCAAGACTGCTGCGGAAGAAACTGCTTCTGGTCTTTCTAAGACTTCAAGAAGTATCATCTCATCTTTCATAGATACAGCAAAAGGGAAGCAATTAGAGACTCTTAATAATATGCTATCTCCGGAACTTCGTGAGATGACTGCTGATTTTAAGACGTCTATCATTGAGAGAATGTACGCTGAGCCAACAAGATTTGCTGGTATCAACAAGATAGAATTCGCAACAACTAAAGAAGAACTTGGTTTCCTTGAGACGAAGTTTAACAAACTATTTGGTTCTACTATTCCTGTGGATGCAGGAGGTGCTGCCTTATCCGAGATCCCCCTTACAAGAACTATCTTATCAGGTGCTAAGAAGGGTGAACTTACTCCTACGACTATAGTATATTCTCCCGCCTTCGATGGTTTCATGCTTAAGAAAGATCTTGCAGGATATGGTGTAGCAGCTGATCTTTATCAAGATGAGAAAGCACTTACAAAGGGACTTCCAAATAATTGGTTTCAGATTCCTAATAGAGATGCAAGTCTTGAGATGATGGTAGAATCTACTGCGAAAGTGGATGCAGAATATCTTAAGAAACTGAAAGCCGTAGATGAGATGTCTATCGAGAAACTTACTGAGATGGTGGTAAGTCCTCAGGATGCTCCTACGATGAACGCTGTTCTATCTCGTCTTATCAAACTTGGAGAGACTGATCCCACGGTTGCTTCTTCCATCAAGATAACTCTCACAGATGCGAAACCTGATTGGAATAAAATAGAAGAGGCTCTCTTCAAACAAGTTCCTTTGAGGAATAGAATAACTGGTAAGGTGGGTGTCTCTCCTGATTATCTCCAGAAGATACAAGCTGAAGTGAAAGGTCAAGCCCTTGAGAGATATAATCTTGGATCAGTCTCTATCTCAGGATTCACAGGACTTGTAAGGAAGTGGATAGGTGGTGGAGTACAAGATCTAAGAAATGCAGTAGATGATGCCTTTAGGCCGGGTGGTTATGGTAAGAATCGTGGTGCTCTCCCAGAGAATATAGCAGGTGTAAAGGCAGCCTATAACTCTCCTCAGTCTGTAGCATTTCGTGATATGCTTATGCAGAACGCGGATTCTGATGGGTATGTTTATCTATTCAGAGGTCTTAGGAAAGAGGCTGTGGGATCTCACTCTTTAGAATCCTTTGCGATGTTTGCTGAGAAGGGAAAAGAATTCGGATCAACTAAGTTATATCGTGTAAAGGTGACTGATATTCTTGGTGTGATACGAGACGTAGGTCCTAAATATGATAAGAACGCTGAAGTTCTTGTGATGTCTCATACTCGTGAAGCGCATGATATTCTGCCAATAGCAGACCGTGCTAAAGCGATACCAGAGGATCTGTTCAAACTTGAGAATTTCGGTCTATCTGCTACTGGTCTTAAATCTTATGAGAAGACTCAGATGAAAGATCTTACTGTGAATCTCTATGAAGATTTCGCAGACTCTAATCCTTTTAATAAATTCCATGGAACTAAAGAACTGTGGGATCAGCAAGCTAAGGATTATGTAGGAGAGGGACTCAAGGCTCATATCAAAGATATTAATGATTTTAATTCTGCTAAGAATCTGAATCAGACTGTCGTAAACAACACAGCAGGATTCCATGAAATTATGGAAGCTTTAAACACTCTTAAAATGAATGAGATACAAGCTGGGATAAAACTAGGTGTTCCTCTTGAAACATTAGGTCTCCGCACGAATACTCCTCTTTATGTCGTAGAACTCATTGCGACCGGATCATTCACTCCTGGTATGAATATGTCTCGTTATACTAAGGCATCTGAGATACAGACATACCTTACTCCTGAGAATAGATCTCTCGCTCTCAAGACGACAGCTACAAAAGTCCCAGTTGCAGAACTCCGTGCCTCTAACTTCAAAGCAATGGGAGATGAATCAGATTCTCTTATCAAACAAGTTATCATGGAAGGTTCTCCTTCTCAGATCTCTAAAGATCTTGCTGCTTTCCTTTTCACGAAGGATACTCAATATTCTCTAGCTGCTCTTAAAGCTGCTATTAAAGAGATCACTCCTGCTTCAATAGGTTCTAAGTTCCTTCAATCAACAGACTTCTCTTTGAGAGATATGGGAGATGCGGGAGCAATTATCTCCATCCTCGGAAAGAATATGGAACACTTTAAAGGGAGATATACTAACCAGATTCTTGAACCTATCTCTCTTTCCTATAAGTCGATAACAAAAGATCCGGCTGCGATTGTAGAATTTAATACAGCGAAAGAAGTTAATGCTTCTCTCAAAGGATATAGGGAATTTAACAACGGTAAGTTCTGGGTACAAGATGAGAATGAACCCTGGAAGATGGTTCCTGATCCTTCTGGTTCTGGGAAATCTGTCAAGACAATGAATCTCGTACAAGCAGAATGGAAAGGAACTCCGTTTGAGATAACAACTCCTTCTGTCCTTCGTTCTTACGAGAATATGCAAGAAGCAGGAAGAGAGTTATATAATCTTCATTCGACAGAGAGAAAGATCCTAGGTCTTCCTCCTATGAATGATAATGGATTCTGGATGCCTGCATTTAATCCACGAAATAAGTATATCTCTTTCGTGTGGAATAATAACGATCAGACAACAAGACTCCTTCATGCGAATACTCCAGAAGAACTTAAATCTCTCGAAGATGCTTTCTCCTCGACTCTTAAAGAGAGGGAGATCGAGAGAGGAATTGTGAAGATAGTAAGAGCAGGTGAAGAAAGAGAACTCTTCAATAAACTTCAGGGAAGGCATGATCCTATCTTCATGGCTTCTGCTGATATTTCATCTTTCCATAGCGGGGCTTCCACAGCTGCTATGGTAGCAACGAATAGTAATATCTTTTCGGATCTTGCAAACGCATATGAGCACTATATACATAGAAGTGTTTCTAATATCACTGAGCTTAATCTCTCTGATGTTATGGGAAGTCTGGATGCAATATCAGCTCTTGTGCGTAGGCCAGTAGCGAAGCAACCAGTATCTAAGATTCAAGAAGCTCTTAACAAACCCCTTGATGCTGGGATGATTGCTAAGAATACCCTCCTAGGAAAAAGCAACCTTAAAGAATATACAGCCTGGCAAGATACACAGAATGGTATTCAGACTGCTGTTGAATTAGGACTTCAGAGTGTAGCTAAGATAATGGATCCTATTCTGAATCCTATCAAGGGTATCTTCGGGAAAGGTAAGACCTTCTCTGATGCAGAATATGAAGCTCTCATAAAGGATATGGATACAAGAGGAATTCCTAATCCCTTTAAAGATCTTGATAATGCTGTCGCAAAAGATATATATCATATGGAGAGACTATCTCAGGCTCCGAATCTTACTCCAAGAATTGTAGCTCTTTCGAATAACCTAGCTGCGACTTTCCTTCTTAAGGTTATGGAGTTAGGACAACCCCTTGTTAATATTCTATCTCTACCAGTCCTTACAAGTGCTGCGGTACAAAGGACATTCTCTAAAGAATTCATGGGGACTAAGTTAGCTCCTGACTTCCATATGGGAACCATCAAGGCTATGTATGGTGGAATACGATATATGGGGAATCCAGAATACCAGAAGTATGTGACACAAGCAAGAGATCTTGGTGTTATGACTCCTGTCGTATCTGAGGTATCTGAGCTTCTTCAGTTAAGCAGAAGTTTCAATCCTGGTATGATTCAGAAGACAGAGAATCTTTTGAATGGGAAACTTGTAGAGATGCTTTCTAAGCCAAGTAATTGGTCTGAGACCGCTGTCCGTGAGATGAGTTTTGCTAATGGAGTATATCTCGCAAAGCAAGCTTATCCAGGTCTGCATGATTCGGGTGTGATAACCTTTGCTAGGAACTTCATGGATGTAGCTGTAGGAAACTATACTGCATCACAGAGACCTACTGTATTTCAAGGATCTCTTGGTGTAGCTATGGGACTCTTTCAGACATACTTTGTAACTCTTATGCAACAGATCTATCGTAGATTTGAGTTAAGAGATTACAAACAACTGGCTAAGATGGCTCTTACACAATCTTCTATCTTCGGTGTGAAAGGACTCCCAGGGTTTAATCAAATATCAGAACTTATGGGAGAACATTTCTCAGATCAGAACTATGATCTTACAACCGGAACATATAGGGCAATTCCTGAAACAGCAGCAAACATCCTTCTATATGGACTTCCATCTAATCTCGGACCGGCTGTCTATACTCGTGGGGATATTCAGCCAAGACTTCCTAATCCTTTTGGAGGACTTCAAACTCTCGCTTCCGTTAATATCCTTACGAGCGCATATCAGTCAAGTCATAAGTTACTGAGTGCTGCATCTCAGATAGGAGATCCTGGGACTTTCTCTGCGGTGGGAGAAGCTCTTTCTATGCAGAATATTTCAAGGCCGGTTGCACGTTTATCTGAACTTGCTACAGGATATTCTGTGACTCAGAAGGGGAATGAAGTAGCAGGTCCAGAAGAATTATATTCTGCAGCTGGTATCTCTGCTCGTGTGTTTGCTACTCGTTCATTGAGAGAAGCGAAAGCAAGAGAAGCTATGCATCTTAATTCCATGTATGGAACTCTTGATAGGGATCAAAGAGAAGGAGCAATGGCTGTCCTTAAGAACCACGTTAGAAGTGGAACTCTTACACCGGATGTTATGGAGAGAATACAGGAGAAGTATATGAGGACAGGAAGTCCTACTGGATGGAGATCTGTTATCAATAAGACGATACATGATACAGACTCACCTGGGGTATCCGCTGTTAGGAACCACCTATCTCCTAAGAGTCCAGCGAATATGATGATTGAGAGTTTGGACTGAGGTTGTCTTAAGAGGAAGGAAATGCAGAAGCCCCTTTCGTGAGATTGGGGCTTCTTTGTTTCTAGGTTATCTTGCCAAGATTAAAATGTTTCGTGAGGATAAGACGGGCGTGGGCTGCTTGATTCTGTGCATCCACTAATGCGTTATGCTTCATACCTTCGAAGGGTTCCATCTTCACATCGAAATAAAGATTCTTCAATGTCCTATAACATCTTCCGTTAAAAGGTTTCCATGGAGTTTTCATACCAACTCTGATATAAGCCGCTGCAAGTATCGGAAGATCGAAGTCTGCTCCATTACCCCAGATATAAATATCAGAGTTAATAGAACGTAAGAAGTCAGAGAAAGAACCAAGAATAGAAACAAGGTCTTTTGCTCCTGAGAAAGCTTCTTTCCTAGCTTCAGGATCTTGCTTATTCCACCAAGCCATAGTAGCAGGATCTTTGAAGAGACCTTGATGTTCTGAATCCATGACTGAGATCTTTTCATAGAATGTTCTATCACCACGGAATGTACAAGCACCTATAGAAAGAATGACACATCCTGGACTAACACCACAGGTCTCAAGATCAAGCATCACATCCGTATTTCCATTCATTTACTATCTCCTTCTTCATCTTCGTTATCAAGGTCTAGGGTAGTCCTAGGATTTATATTGATCTTAACGGGAAAGTCTTTAGCGAAAAGATCTTCATATTCATCACCGAAGTTAATAGTTCTGGAAGCTTGCATCTTTGCTCCAGATACACTCTTATCTCCGTTATATCTTCCTCTCGAAGCGTAACTCTTATCATGAGGTACTTCGATGTGAGTGAAGAATACCATCTGTCCTATCTTATCCATGTAGTTAAGAACGATGTTATGATTCTGTGTCATGTTCTTGAACTCAAGTGTAAGAGAAGATCCATTCCAGCCAGCATCACACCAGCCAGCATTAAGATGTTCGAGTCCTATCCTTGCCATACTACTCTTCAGTTTATATTCTGCTGAGATCGTATTAGGTAAGTCAAAGGTCTCGTGTGTATGAGCAAGACAGAAGTTTCCAGGATATAAGGTAACAGGACCGTCTGTTATTAGGTCATGTTCCTTAACTTTCAAAGGATCTCTTTCTCGTAGAGAGATAGTAGAACGAATCTGTTGCTCTATGAGAACCTTCCTTCCTAGACGAAGGTCAATGGAGGCTGAGTTCACACACTCTATATCTCCATTCACTATCACCTTACGTTGGAGAAGTTCTACTATTTTATAATATGATAGGAGACTCATGTTAGTGTCCTTTGTTAGGTAATGGAGCCATAGTAGCAGAATGAAGTCCGAAGATATTCGCGTAGGCTGCATCAAACTTCTTCTGATTCGTTCTTATCTCAACAACAGACATAGAGAATCGAAGATCTCCTTCTAGCCATATCTCCATGTGATCTGATATTGAGTTATGACGTATGCCAGAGAACTTCCTCTTACGGAGTTCAAAAGAGGTTGCGAAGTCATTATGATCTGGCCTCTTGAAATCTTCCATCTCGCTCATTTTATATCAGTCCTCTTCAGAATCTTCAGAATCTTCGATACTTACGATACTCCAGTCATCTGCTAAAACATCAGACTGGGATGCTAGCCAAGGAACAATATGTCCCTGAGCATTTCTCATACTAATATAAGGAAGATATATCTGGTTAAACTCTTCTCTTCCATCAGTGAAGAATAGGAACATACCCTTACCATTCCATCCTTCTCTTGCTACCTTATCTCCCTCTTTGATACAGATAAGAGCATCACTAAAATCCATAGTCCCTTTAATGTTCATAGCATTTCCTCTTGAGTTAAAAAGTCTTTATCTAACAACGATGGATCCCACTCCTTTGTCTCATGAAACATAGGCATATATCCTTGCTTGCCTTTTATTGTAACAACTTGAATCTTCTGTGCTGCCATAAGACCCTTAAGAATATCAGCGAGTTCTGTTACCTTTGTAAGATCTTTAGCAACTACCTTCCAAAGTTCGTTGATGGTATAAGGTTTTATGGTATGACCTAATAGATCTAGAATAGTGTTAGCTGTATCGGAGTATCTAGATCTTCCAAACTCTCCGAGGGCTTTTGGCATCCTAAGTTCTGTATAATGCAACAATGTGTTTGCAGCAAGTGCATCATCTCTTGAGATAGAGGTTCTGCAATCTGAAGCTGCGATAATAAGTGCGAGTTTGAGCAGATGAGTAAAGCGTCTTGTGGAATAGTGTTTGAAACGATGATCTTCCACATCATGAAACTCCTTATACATTCTCTCAAGAAGGGGATAGGCGTCTTTCTCATATGAAATCTCGCCCTTAAGTTCTTTTATATCCATCATTCTATCTATAAGGAATTGTCTCTTCTCTACATCAACAAGACCAGGAAAGGATATTTTCTTTCCAGTCTGTTCTGAATGAACGAAGATAAGACGAGACATAAAACCATTCCCAAGAGCTTCTGGAGGAAGGGCAAGAGCAAGTCCCTGAACAGTATTCGCTCCAAGAATATTCACAGTTGGTTTCTCAACAACGATACTCTTTCCATGAATCTTAGGATGAGAGTATGAGGTCATATTATCCCAGAGTTTTGTAAGCATCGTCATGAATTCTATTCCTCCATGACCTACAAAGTCTGTAAATTCCTCAGCTACTACATAGATCTCTGAAGCTGCATCGAATGTAAGAACGCTGAGATCCGAGTCAAGTTCTTCTGCAGTATGAGGTCTCATCTCCATAAGGAATCTCTCTTTCGAAAGACGATCAGGAGCGAAACGATTATATCCTGTCTGTTGAATTAACTTATGTGCTATGTTTATTGCTGTTCCTTTCCTAGCTCCAGGGGATCCCATAAGCATGATATACTGATTAGGATATATCTTACCATGACCGAACGGGATATATACATTCCTTCCTAGGAGAGCACCAAGCATAGAAACACAACACCATCTGTGATATAACATTGGAGCTTCTGTCTCTCCAACGTATGAGAAATACTCACGAAAGAAATCATTTGACATCCTAATCCTCTTTCATGAAGTTTTCGTATACATCTCTCATCAATTGATCTTCTTCGTCGTCCATCTCCTCATACTGACATTGGTTATATAATTCTTTTGTACAAGTAACAGCATGTTTCACATTCTCATACATCCATAAAATATATTGTGGATCTCTGTCTGCGATATATCTTGGTTTGAGTCCCTTATACTTACCGAATGTGATAGGAGTATCATCTATGCTTCTATCCTTATCATTCTCTGAAATCTTAAATGCCATGATCTCATCCCTTATGTTCTATCATTGAACCCCAAGAGATCCCATCCTTATAATCGACTGGAATTCTCAGAGTACGTCCTTTGACTATAACAGGATTGTCCATACAGGCTCTTACGGTTTGTGTGAGATCTGTTCTATGTGCTAGTCTTTGTGTGAAGATAGAATCATGTATCTGTGCTTTTAAACGAAGTGCTCCCTTCTCTTTCTTAACAAGTTGCCATACCTTCCACAGACCTTTGTTTAAGATAGTGACTGAAAGATTCTGCGGTCCATGAGCTACAACACTTCTTAACATATTGTTACTCTTATTCACATCACCGAAGAAATATCTTGTGTTCCCTAATGGGGATATAAGCATATGACTTGTAGCTACTGCTGTCTTTTGTTCAGCATACCACATACGGACACGAGGAAAAGGCTTGTGATAAGATTCGAGAAGCTGGGTTGCGAACATCGTCATAGTAACTTCCCCAGCTTTAGGAAGTTTAGAGAATGTAACTTTCGTCTTAAGAGGAACAGATGCGAGAAGAAGATTCTGTGCTCCTGCGTTCTCTATGAAGGTTACGGCTCCCATCATATAGTTTGTACCATGAACGATCTTCTTGAGAAGGTTGTTCCTAAATTCTTTCGTCACTTCCTCATAAGGAATACCGAAGAAAAGAGTACCAAGAGTCTTGTAGAAGTCTTTCTCTTTATTCTCAAGAGCCTTGATGAGATTCTCTTCTTGAGAAAGATAGGCTGTACATCTTGCTTCACTCTGGGAATTATCAAACTCCTCAAGAACATAACCTTCATCCGAGATAAGCATCTCCTTCGCATAGGGAGGGATATTCTGTATCTGTGTCCCACACCAGAAAGAAGATGCAGAACAACTCATACGATCCGTATCTGTTCCGAAAGGATTAGGAGTATAAAGAAGGCGACTATTCCGTTGATAGAAATCAAAGTAAGTTCCAATAGCTTTCTGAGCTTCTCTATAGGATATGATAGCTTCGGTGATACGTAATAGTAACGGGTGCTGTTCTCCCACGGAACGTAGATTCTTTTCATCTGTGCCCCGTACCATCTTTGTTCTTCTACCATCAACCTTCTTCTTACCAATATGAGGATCAGCAGCACCAAATACATCATAGATATAAATCTGTACCTGCTTATAACTTCCAGGATTGAAATTAGGATCGGCGAACATTGTACGGAGTACACTTAGATTCTCCTGTTGTTTCTTGAAAGCCTCTTCTCTTAGAGAGATTCTTTTACCTTGGTCGATAAGGATTCCCTCGAAACTCATATAGAGGCAAGGATATACTAGCTTGAACTGGGTTGCATAATTCTTCTTCGCATAAGCTGGGAGATGCTTCAGATAGTGGAGACAAATTCTAGCTGTTGTCCATGTATCCTTTGCGTTATAACCCCAGTAGCGATGAATGTCTTTATCTTTTGCGGCGGCTTTAGCTTCACCCTTCCATTGACAATAATCTGGGAGGGTTATGGAAGCCACAAATGAGAGATCCTTCGGAAGAGATGAGAACTCTGAGTGCATCATAGCCATCGTATCAAGAATCCATTGAACGGGTTCTGCGTGATATACGATAGAATGGAGACAGTCATATACTCCATTATGCATAACCTTAGGAATCTCTAAGGCATTAACTCGTTGCATGAATCGAATAGCGTAGATATATTCTTGATCTGTTACCCAATGATCTATTAGATAATCTACGAAGGGAAGGGTATAGGTTGTTATCTTCCCAGAAGGTGAAACAGCAGACCAAGAACAGCAGGTTATTACAGTCTCACCCCCTCTAAGAAGTTCTTCATCTTCTCCTAGGGTTACTGTCTCTATGTCATAGGCTATGAGAACCGATTCCTTAAGGACAAAGAAAGCTTCTTCCATATCATTAGCTGTCTCAAGGACTGTGAAGTTGAAAGAGACCTTCTCTTCTCCAAGAGATAAGAACTTATCTAGATCCTTTCCTAGAAGCCATGCTCCATGATCCACCGTGTGAGCATGAGCAAGAGCATTGCATACAATAGTAGGAACAGAAAAGTTAAGAAGCGAACCTCTGTAATCATCCAGAGTCGGCTTATCTCCAGGTACGCAATTCTTAAGCGTATCCTCATTACATATAAGTATAGCTTGACAAGAAGCATTCTTTGCTTTAGCAAGAAGTTCTCCTATTGTTAAAGGTAAGTTCGTTGCTATAGCTTCAAGCCTTCTTGCCTTAAGATGATACTGCAAGATGGGAAGGAAGTTCTGTTCGTCTTTATGATAGTTTACAAGGATTCTCATATCTCTTTCTTCTCTTTCTTATATGAAGGAATATATCTGTCCCTTCCATCTCACCACAAGATTGTTAAGATTCAGGTAGAAGAACCTAACAGGAAGGGACAGGGTATTACATCACATCGTAGGAAGGCTATGACATACTAGCACTTCTTACCACCACCTTTCTTCTTGGCCAATAGTCTCACCTCCTTTCAAGGGATTACTTCGTTGCAGGAACAATACGGATCTGGACGTTCTCATAGAACTCGCCAGGCTTAGCCGGATTAGGAGACTTCCTGATGCTGATACGGCAATTGAATTCCGTACCTTTAACAGAAGCCATCATATCTCCCAGAGTAACTCCGGTAGTCTCTTCCACATTCATGATCTCACGGATACGCTTCTTGAAGTAGGAAAGACCTTGTTCCGTTCCTTGGAAAGTCTCAGTAAAGAGAGTACCATTAGGAACAGGCTGCTCACCTTCTGCCGTGCTCTTGGTCTCAAGAATCGAGTATGTGATCTTGAGGCGTTGAGCTTCTACGGAGGGCTGGCCTTGCTTTTCTTTCGTCTTATACTTATCAATCTTCGCATCCTGACAGCTCAGACGATACTCTCCTGCGGGAGGGTTAGAATAATCAGGAGCTTCTGGAATCGCATCCAGAGTCTCGTTCGCCATTGCTTCTAGATCCAACAGAGTTGCAGTTTCTTTAGTCATGATTCTATTACCTTTCTATTTGCATTGCGTTGAGAGAATGTAACTGCGTGCTTACGCTAGAACACCACCATCTATGAGGATAGATCTCATATCAGGTTCCTTCGCAGACTCCATCTTAGCGTTAAGACGGGAGCCTGTTATGCAGTCGCTTCTGAATGTAGAAGAAGATCCTGCAATATGTTTGCTCATCTTGATTTCGACATGAGCTATTGTTCCGAAATACTTTCCTACCTTCTGGCAGAAGTTTCTTGATCCTACGAGAGGGAATATAACATCCTTCTTAACTCCATTATGTTCCTCTTCAATTGCTATCTCATGAGAGACCATAACGAAGTTCGTGAAGTATGCTTGTTGCATCGTGGATAGAAGGTCTCCGAGATATTTAGAGGCTGTTCCGAATTCAGTAAAGCCAGGTTTGAATGTTATATCCATTCCAGCACAGGCTAAATTCAGGGCGGAGTCTCCGAGTTGAGAGCCAGAATCTATGATGAGAAGATCATTATGTGTCAGCTTCCTTAGATTGAACACAGTATTCATCTTAGGATCTTTACATTCTACACAACCTATCTTACCATGATTGTGACAGATCAAGACATCATCCTTAGAAGAGAACATCTTAAGAAGTGTGACAATTCCTATCGGATTATCTCTTGTATCTGGGAGTTTAATCAAGTCTATTTTGTCGAGTTCTTGTTCTGAGAGACCCATATGTGTGAGAGTCTCTGCTCCGTTCTCAAGATCAACAAAGACTATTCTCTTAAGTTCAGGAATCTTAGCTGCTGTTCCTACGAGGCGGGTTTTCCCTGTCTTAGGACGACCGTATAAGAGGATAGAATGATTAGGCTTTGCTTGTACAGCCTTAGAAAGTTCTGAGAGTTTCATTTCCTTATCCCCGCTGCCATCATCTGTTCATATTCTTTTATTGTCACTTCTTTTATCTCTCCTATAGGAACTTGTTGCTTCGAAAGTAGACGATCTGCCACAAGCTTCGTATATCCTACGATGTCATGCCATGAATCATGATAGTTTGGATCTCCATTCAGAATCCTTCCGATCTTATGAGCTATCATATCAAGACATTCTCTCTGGTCGTCTGCTAGACGATCCCAATTAGGAGTCACGATATATACTCTCTTGATGGATTGAGTAATCATAGCATGGCTATCAAAGGAACCATAACGAGATCCTCGTTCCTCTAATGTCTTTTCAATATCTTGGCTCATTGTGCTATCCTTCTGAGGTGTTCATCTATTACATCATTCAAAGAGTAGACAAAATCATATACAATCTTATCTTCCTCTATTTCTTTATAATCATCTAGGGTATGAAGGTCACAGGTTCCTAGATGATAGCAAGGCCTCATATACTGAAGGCAATGAGATCCTCTCATGGGAAAGATGTTCATCTGAAGCATACGATGAAGTCTCTCAACATCCATCCCAAGAGTTATGAACCAGTTAAGACGATCAGATAATGTCTTAGGATAGAACAGAGTAGAGTGCTTTGGTTGAAAGCCATTCCCAGCACCTAATTGACCTACCTGATATATCACATCATACTCTGCCTGAGATTCCCCAAGGATCTTGTCAAGAACAATTGAATAGCCTAGGGCTTGGCCGGAGTTCCTATAAATGGGATCAAGATCGAATAGATTAAGAGCTGTTGTTTTAACTTCAAGGACTCCAGATCTTCCATTGAACTTATTTCTAAGGATGATGTCGATATATCCTACGAAATAGAAGTCCTCATCTATGTTGAGACGGAACGAAAGTTCTACGGCAGGCTTGTTATTAAAGACTGCTATGTCCCAGT